GGTTTATGATGCAGCCGAGCGAGATGTTATCGGCCAATACGAAACCGACATGGGCGGCCTCGGCGGCCAGCGCCTCGGTTCATTCGGTGGTGCGATTACCGCCCCGGCCACCGATGCCGCGCGGCAATGGGAAGGATGGCACACAGCTCTTAAGCCCGCCTGCGAACTCATCGTGCTCGCGCGCAAGCCGTTGAGCGAGGGCACCGTCGCTGCAAACGTTTTGAGATGGGGTTGTGGCGCGATCAATGTGGATGGGTGTCGGGTCGAGGGAAAATTAGAAGGCGATCCGCTGCGGTTCCAAAAGACTAATGGCGGTTGGGCGAGTGATGCCTATGGAAATCAGGTTGTGCGCAATGAAGGCCGCTGGCCCGCCAACGTGGTGCACGACGGCAGCGACGAGGTGTTGGCGGCGTTTCCTGATGTGCATGGGGCGGGCTCTGCAAGAGAAGGCAGCGAAAACCCGCGGGCATCCGCGCACAATATGTTCGGCGTTTCTCAAAACACAGGCGATATGCACCGCTTCGGCGACTCCGGTTCTGCCGCGCGTTTCTTCTTTCAAGCAAAACAGGATGATCCATGCCATTCGATAAACTCTGCGAGCGATGCGGAACAAACTTTCGATCTGCAAAGCGATCACGTCGTTTCTGCTCTAAGCAATGCAGTTGCACAAATAACGGGGAGATTGGCGCTCTCACAAGCAAGCTACCGGGCACAAAATACGACCGTCTCGGAACGGCAATTAAGGATCGTATGCGAGAACGTTATCGAAGCGATGCAGCGTTTAGAGAGAAGGTGCTTGTTAGGGTTAGAGCAAGAAAGCATCACGGTAAGGCTCGGCCCTGTGATCTGTGTGGCAACCCAAAAGCCGACTGGCATCACGACGATTATTCTAAGCCTTTGGAAGTCCGCGCGCTCTGCCGAAGTTGCCACATTCGACATCATAGAGACGAGCGCGGAAGTTGGGGTGCAGGGCTCCGCTAAGCGATTCCATTATACGAGCAAGGCGGATTCAGACGATCGGCTCGGTAGTCGCCATCCCACCGTCAAGCCGCTCGACCTGATGCAATGGCTGGTGCGGCTGATTACCCCGCCGAAAGGAATCGTGCTCGATCCATTTGCCGGGACCGGCACCACGGGCGAGGCGGCATGGCGCGAGGGGATGCGCGCGGTGCTGATCGAGGCCGAGCCGGAATATCAGACCGACATCTGCCGTCGCATGGCGCTGGCGCTGGCGGGACCGGACGAACGCGCGAGAGAGAGCATCAAGGCCAGGAACCTGCCGCGGGATGAGGGGCCGTTGTTTGGCGGACTGGATCAGCTCCCGCCGCTCGAGGAGCCTGCTGCGGAATACAACGGCGATGACGACTTCGCCCGATCCTATGAGGAATGCCTGCACGAGATCCGCGAGCGTGTAGCGGCAGGCGGACCAGCATGGAAACCGATTGCTCCGCAAGTTACCGACAATGGGCCACTATTCGCATGGGCGCAGGAGCCGACGTCATGATTGACGATGCCCTGACTAATCCACCTATGCCCGACTGGAACGAACTTTCCAATCAGGAGCGTCTCGCCATTACCCGCGAGGTCGGAGACGGCGATTGTGGTTGCTGTCAGTGCAGTTGCGGCGACTCATTCCACATCTATGACGAAATCCGAAAAATCTTGAAGGTGCGCGAACGCCGATATTTCGAGGCCACCATGGCTGGGCCGCCGGAATATAACGCCGGCCCGGAGCCCACGTCATGACCGACCGCCTCGACCTTGCGCGCCGCCGCGCAATATGGGCCAAGGACGCGCGGCAGGTTGAGTCAAAGCCCGCGCCGGCGGCACAGCTACCGTCCAAGCCGGTCGAGCCGATCGCGCCCCTAGTTAAGCGGCATCCTATGGTCGTTATCCAGCGCGCCGTTGCCGCTGCGTATGGCATCGAGTTTGCGGAGCTGCTCAGTCCGCGCCGCACCAAGAAGTTTGTCCGTCCGCGCCAGGTTGCCATGTATCTGTGTTCGAAACTGTTGCCGGTCTCGCTGCCGCAGATCGGCCGCCGGTTCGGCGATCGTGACCACACCACCGTGCTGCACGCGATTCGCAAGATTGAACTGATGCGGCAGACGGATCTCGAGTTCGAATTCAAACTGCAAAAGATGATGGATGATCTGAAGGAGACGCTGACATGACGATGCCAAAAGTCACGCCGATGCCACCGCCGCCGGCACGCCCAAACCGGGTGCAGCATGACACCTTTGCCGAGGAGGCGTTGCGCGCAGCTCAACGCCACATCGACCAGGTGCAGGAAATCGACCGGCTGGGCCAGGAGCTTGAGGAGTGGCGCCGCCGGGCGCAGCTCGCCGAGGCCGAGGCCAGGCGTCTCGACCAGCGCAATGAGGATCTGCAGGCTGCGCTCGAGCGCGAGCGCGAGCGGCTCACCGATGAACGTGATGCGTACCGCAACCGTGTCAATTCCCTCGTCTCGGGATTTCACACCGCGGGCGGGATCATTTTGCGGCTGTTGGAAACCGCGCAGGGCGAGGTCCGACCGAACGTCAATTTGACCAGCTTGGCCAACGAAATCGAAAAGGTCGCGGAGCAAGAGCCGCCGCCACCAGACGAACCGCTGCCAGGATTTCTGGCCGCAGGACCGCGAACCGATGAAAAGTGAATGGCTGAACTTCCTGTCCTGCCCATCAAGACCGATGCGCTCCTTGCCGACACCACTCACATGTCGGCGGAAGAGTTCGGCGCCTATGTCCGGATCTTGATTGTGATGTGGCGGCAGAAGGCGAGGCTACCGGATGATCCGATCGAACTGGCACGGATCGCTGGTGTCTCGATCTATCGCTGGAAAAAGATTGCGGAGCGGGTCATGCGGCCGATGACAATTGCCGGCGGCGTTGTCTCGCAGAAGCGGCTAACGGATACTTGGCTGCAAGTGGAACAACTCAGAGCCAAGCGTGCCAGTGCGGGTGAAAAAGGGAGAAGCAATCGCGGTGCAAATGCACCTGCATATGCACGTGCAACCTGACCCCCTTTGCATGTGCTAACCAAATGCCAAATAGTTAATCTTTCTAAAGTCTTTCTGTGGCTGCGTGAAGTGGTGGGGCGAAGAAGAAAGGCACATGCAACTGCAAAAGCTCTGCAAATGGATATAACCGAAAAGGTAGCAAAAAGTGGTGCCATCACCGCCGCCGACAAGCTCGCCTGCGCCGAGCGCGAGCTGCGGCTGCGCCGGCGCAACTATCACCGCTACCTCGCCACCGGCCGCATGTCCGTGCGCAAGGCCAGCTACGAGCTCGCCGTCATGCGCAGCATAGTCGAGGACTACCGCGCCGCAGCGGAAAAGGAACGGCTGCTATAGCCGGTGCCGGAATGTTTCACGTGAAAAACGCGATGAGATTGCCAATTCCCGATGATTGCTGTGGGACGGCCCGGCGGCTGATTGCCGAAGGGCTGGACGGTAGTGTCGTCCTTGAATTTTGCCGAGGCGACACGGTGTGTTTGCGGGGCCGTGCGGATGCATTCGCCAAATTGACTGTGAGGGAAACGATCACTGAGGGTCCTAAACATGTTCTCTGGAAACCGAGGCCTGCCTTTTGGAAGAGCGGCGGCGCGGACGCAGGTGAGGACAGGAATGAGTTTCAGGAGCCCGAGGTAGGGTGACCAAGGGTCAGGACTGAAATCGCCCCAGCGGGCTTCTGGGGAAGGAAACATGCAAGGCGAGCGGAACCCAAAACTGGTAGAACTACTGGACAAGATGCTGTCCGGCTATGACCCCGTGGCCGCGATTGTCGAGAGCGAAGAGGCGCGCGGCTTCAAGGTTATCCGCCCCGGCAATGTTCCATGGTTCCAGGCTTCCGACTGGCGAGCCGCGTCGGTCGCGTCTATCCATGGTGTCCGTGCCCGCCTCGTGCTCTTGCATGCCGTTGAGAGCGGTCGGGGCGCGATGACACGGACCATTGCAGGCGTTAAGGCTGCAGGGCTTCTGCCCGTTGTCGTTGAACCAACGCGCGAGCTGGCCGCCACCCTTTCGCGCCGCGGATGGAAACCGCACGATGAGGGAACGACGTTTGAGGACTGCGAAACGGTCTGGACGAGTTCACGCTGACAGCCGCTTACTTGATGTTGTTGTTGAATTGCCCTGCGCAACCATGTATGGGGAAAATTGTTGACGGTTTTTGGGACCTAGCCCGCGAAGCGAGGTAATTCCCGGCCCTGGATATGGGCCACATCAGAGAGCGGTCGAGAGATGTCCGAGAAATTCAGTCACTGTGACTGACGGCCGCTCAGACTTTTAGGTGCGCGCATGCCATGGGGCCTCGCCCTGACGGAACATCGTTCGGAGTCCCGTGCTGCACGAGAGCTTAGCCGCATCGGCGTGCGCACCATCCTAGCCAAATACCGCGACCAATATCGCCACAAGCTCTTGCTCTTCCCGCGTTATCTGTTCGTCGACCTGATCGACGAGTGGCGCAAAATCTTCCGCGTGAACTACGTCCAGCGCCTGTTCACCTCGGGCGACAAACCTTGTATTGTTCCCAACAGGTTCATGACCGAGCTCCAAGCTAAGATGAAGCCCGACGGCACCGTGACCATGGAGCCTAGGGAACGCTTCACCATCGGTGACCGCGTCGAGATCATTCGCGGTCAGTTCAAGTCCCTGCTCGCAACCTATGACGGCCTCTCGCCTCGCCTGCAGGAAACCGCCCTGATCGAGATCCTCGGACGGAAGGTCCGCATCGAGTTCCAGCCCGGTGATCTCGCGTCTGTGTGACTACCCGGCGCGCGCAAAAGCAAAAACGGTCAGCGCGCGGGACCGGGCGACAGCATGGATGGTAGTGGATTGGGGGCTCGATTGGCACATGGAACCGCCTTAATTCAAAATGCCATTCCAGCCCGGCAACCAACTCGCCAAGAACAACCGCCTCCACGTCACAGAACTGATATCCCGAAAGCTTGACGAACCAGATGAACTCACCGGACGCCCCCTCAAAGAGGAACTGGTCGACTCGCTATTCAAACTCGCGCTCGGGGTCAGGCTTCTCAAAAAAGGCCGTCTCTACAACAAAACAGAACCAAGCCTCAAAGCTATCCAAGAGATCATCAACCGCTGTGAAGGCAAGGTTCCGGTTCGTATCTCGCTCAACACCGACGACAACCAAGATCTCTTAGAGGTGATCGAGCGTGTTGTGGTTCGTGAACGAATCGCCGCCAACGGCGGAAACAGTCGTCTCATCGACATCACCCCCGAAGCCGAAGAAGAAGCTGAGGATTGAAACGGCGCCGGCGTTTGAGCCGTTGCTTGCGTACAAACGCTATAAGGGCGCGTGCGGAGGCCGCGGCAGCGGAAAATCGGTATTCTTCGCCGAGTGCGTAGTCGAGCGGTGCTTGATGAATCCGGCAAGCCGCATCGTATGTATCCGCGAATATCAACGCAGCCTGTCCCAAAGCGTCAAGCTTTTGATCGAGGACAAGATCGAAAGTATGGGCGTCAGCCGTCGCTTTCATTGCACCCGCGAGCGCATCGAGGTGCTCGATCGCTCTGGCATGCCGCAGGGTTTGATCATTTTTGTTGGCATGCAAAACCATACTGCTGAGACAATCAAATCACTCGAGGGCTTCGACATCGCCTATGTTGAAGAGGCGCAGAGTTTATCGATGCGCAGCTTGACGATGCTGCGGCCGACAATACGCAAGAGCCGGTCTGAATTGTGGTTTGCTTGGAACCCGCGATCAATGGATGATCCGGTTGATGTGTTCTTTCGACGCGGCGCAACCGATCGCACCGATACGATCTTTGTTCATGTCACCTACAACGATAATCCATGGTTTCCCGCCGAGCTGCGCGCCGACATGGAGTACGACAAGCGGCGCGATCCCGATCGCTATGCGCATGTCTGGTTAGGTCGATATCAGACACATTCGGAAGCTAGGGTGTTCCACAATTGGCGCATCGGAGATGAGCGCGAATTTAGCAGCGATGCAAAGACGCGGTACTACTTCGGTGCCGATTGGGGCTTTGCCAGCGATCCGACCGTGTTGATCCGCTCCTACATCAAAGATCGGACGCTGTACGTAGACCGCGAAGCCTATGCCATCGGCTGTGAGATTGATCGTACGCCAGCGCTGTTCGATCAAATCGATGGCGGCCAGGCGCGCAAGTGGCGCATCGTTGCCGATAGCGCGCGGCCGGAAACCATCTCTTACATGATGAAGCACGGCTATCCGCGCATGGTGGCAGCCAAGAAGGGCAAGGGCTCGGTCGAAGACGGCATCGAGTTTCTGAAGAACTATGACATCGTGGTGCATCCCGACTGTCGGCGCACCATCGATGAGCTGACTACCTATTCGTACAAGATCGATCGGCAAACCGAAGAGGTGTTACCGATCCTCGAGGACGACCAAAACCACGTCATCGACGCGCTGCGCTATGCGGTCGAGAGCCTGCGCGTGGGGTCGTATGACTCCAGTCTCTCGTGGGTTGAATGATGGGCATCCCGAAGCTTCAGTGGGTCGACAGCTTCGTTAACCTGCTCGCCGGCATGGGCGTGCCGGGGCGCGATAAGTTTGCGTCCCAGAGCTACAGCTTTGTGCCGATGACGCAGTTCGATCTCGAGTCTGCGTACCGCGGTGATTGGATTGCCCGTAAGGTCATCGATATTCCTGCTTTCGACATGACGCGCGAGTGGCGCGAGTGGCAGGCGGATGAGGCACAGGTCGAACTGATCGAGGAGCTCGAGAAGAATCTATTTGTGCAGCAGAAGGTGCAGCAGGCGCTGATCAAGAGCCGCCTCTACGGCGGCGCGATCATGATCATGGGCGTCGATAACGGCGCGCCCGAGGAGGAATTGGACCCTGAGACGGTTGGCAAAGATAGCCTGAAATTCTTGCACGTGGTTTCGGCGATCAACGTAGCAGTTGGTCCACTCGATACCGACGTGACATCGCCGTATTACGGTTTGCCCACGTGGTACGAAGTGCGCAGTGGGCCGCAGGGCAGCTTGACTCAGCAAGTGCAATTGCATCCCAGCCGCGTGGTGCGGTTCATGGGCATGCCGCCGCCGGATGCGATGTTGAGCGGCCAAATATGGGGTGACAGCATTCTACAACCGGTCAACGACGCCGTGAAGATGTGCGGGCTGGTAACTGGCTCGCTGGCGACGCTGATCAGCGAGCTTAAGATCGACATCATCAAGATCCCCGACATGACGGAGATCGTCTCGACCGAGGAAGGCACACGGAAACTGCAGACCCGGTTCAGCACGGCCAACGCGATGAAGTCGGTGATCAACACGGTTGTGCTGGATACGAACGAGGAATGGGAGCGGGTACAGGCGAACTTGGCGGGCGTGCCCGAGATCATCACTACCTATTTGCAAATAGCGTCAGGTGCTGCCGACATTCCGGCAGGAAGGTTTCTCGGCCTGCCGCATCGCGGACTTAACGTCACGGGTGAGGCCGACTTCCGCAATTATTATGACAAACTTGCTGGCGAGCAGACCACCATTCTCACCCCGGCGATGTCGGTGCTCGACGAGGTGATCATTCGCTCGGCGCTAGGCTCGCGGCCACCTGAGATCTATTACGAGTGGAATAGCCTCTGGCAATTGAGCGACGGCGACAAGGCTGACATCGCGCTCAAGAAGGCACAGGCTTATCAGATCGACGTGAACGCCGCACAGATCCCGCCGGTGGCGCTGGCCAATGGCCGCGTCAATCAGTTGATTGAAGACGGCACCTATCCGGGGCTGCAGAACGCGCTCGAGGATGCCGCGGCCGAGGGCGACACCATCGAGGAACAGAACGCGCCGCAGCCGATGATGGGCGTCGATCCGATGACCGGCCAGTCGCTCGATCCGAATACTGGCGAGCCCCTCGATCCGAATGCACCGCCGCCCAATGGGGGCAATGGTAGTATGCCGCCACCGAAGGGTAACGGCCAGACCGGGCAGCTACCGCCCAATGCACGCAAGAGCACGTTGCCGGGCGGGAGAGGAGCTGGCGATAGCGCCCCATTCGATGATGAGGACGATGTGGGCTATCACCTTCGGGCGCCGCCATTGCCCCCGATCAACGTCAACATCACGATGCCGCCGAGCAACCGTGTGAAGAAGACGGTAACGACGCATCGCGACGAGGATGGGAACTTGGTTGCCGAGGTGCGCGAGCAAGACGAATAGGCAATGGCGACGTACCAAAAATACAACGACTTCGTCGAGCAGCTCTGCCGCGCCAAGCACGACTTCGGCTCGCACGTGTTCAAGGTGGCGCTGTCGAACGGGACGCCGAACCCGGCGCACGCGCAGCTCTCCGACATCACCGAGCTGGCCACCGGCGGCGGCTACACGGCGGGCGGGGTCGTCGCGACCATCGGGATCTCCGAGACGGGCGGCACGGTCACCATCACGGCGGCCGACCCGGCGGCCTGGACGGCGTCTGGCTCCGGCATCACGTTCCGCTATGCCTCGCTCTACAATGACACGAGCCCCACAGATGCGCTGGTCGCGTATTGGGACAACGTCTCGAGCACCACGGTCACGGCGGGCAACGTGCTGGCCGTTGACTTCGCCGCGACCCTCTTTGCGCTGGCGTGAGCCGTGACCGCGCATGACTGACGTCACCGACAACTTTAACCGGGCCGACCAGTCGATCCTTGCCAGCAGCAACTGGCAGTATCCTCCGCAGTCTGGCACGCCTATAC